CGTAATTTGCCCGAAAGCGAGGGCCGGAAGCAGTAGGATTGAAAAGTAAAGTTTCTTCATTGTAGTTGCCAGCTGAAAATGCAGGTATTGGCGCCTGCGGTCTTGGTTAATGTTCCTGTTGACGAATTGCACACCACGATTCCGGCCGTGCCTTTCAAGGGTGCCGGGAAATTTATCATTGTCGTGACATTGGCAGTGACCTTGATCGGCGCGCACATCAGATTTGTCAGCGCGCCATCGCTAGGAACCGCAGCGGCGTTGATTATCATGATGTATTCTGAGGCGGTATCGGTCACGACCAGGTTAGCAAGGGCGCCGTTGGGGGTCGCTCTGATGACGTGGCTGGCCTCTACTGCGGCCGAGACGTTTGGCACTGACGGAGCGCCTGAGACCAGCGTATTCTGCCCGTGGCCGCTCGCCGCTGCTGCGATTAACGAGATTAAGGTAAGCAGTTTTGTTTTCATATTTTTAACTATGTCCGATGCAGCGCCAGCGTTGCGATGTCGCGTCATACTGAAGCGCTACGCAGCCATCCGTCGCTAAAACCAAGTCTGCGAGGAGGGCGAAGCGGTTGGCGGCGCCGCTGCTCGCGCTCTCGTCTTTGAGGGTGATGTTGTTGCCGCCGATGTTGTGGATGATCTTTAGCTCAAGATCATTCCCGGCTAGTAGCCCGGTGATGTTGACCGCGACTGAGGCGGTAAGCCGGATCGTGCCCGCGTTCGAGCCGGTATTATAATTGTTTTGGTCGGCGCTGAGCGAGGCCGGATTGACGCCCTTTGAAAACCCAAGCGCTCCGTTGTTGGTGGGATAGTTTTGGAAAGCTTCGGGTAGTGCACTCATCGTATTAGCTCTAGTGATGCCGGAGTGGGTGTCGGCGCGGCGGTGCTCGGCGGTGCCACTGTTAAGGGCAGGGCGGAAGAGGTTGCAGCCCCCCCCAGGCTGTCTGTTACCGTGGCTGTATAGCTGTAGCTCCCCGCCGTCTGGCCGGAAAGTGTCAGCGAGTAGTTACCGGCCCCGTCGTCGGTCGTGATCGTGCCGATATTGGTGGCGCCGCTGAAGAAATCGACCTTTGTGATTGGATTGCCGCTAGTAGCGTGTGCTGCCAGGGTGTAGCTGGCGGGCTCGACGTATGGGCCGCTTGTTACTCCGAGGGTTATCGTCGGCGCTGTCACTCGCAGAGTAAACGATTGTGTGGCGTCAGGCGATTGGGTGTTATGGGCCGTGATTGCGATACTAAAGGGCTGGCCGCTCGCCGTGGGGTTGTTCCATTGCAACGTCCCCGTGCCGTTGCTGTTATCGGTGAAGGTAGCGCCGCTTGGGAGTGGTGTGGGCGCCGGGGTAAACGCCGGAGTCGGTACTCCTGCGGCAGTCACGTTAAATGTACCCGCGACTCCGGCGGTGAATGTAGTGGTATTGGCGCTGGTGATGGCCGGCGGGCTCGCTGTCGGGTTGGCGACCAAGCCGTGTGGGTAGCCCAGCCCCCCGGCGCCGTCGCTCTTAACTGAACCGAACCCCGGCGTGGCAAGGTAGCCCCCGCCGCTCGGGGGCGGCGTTATGCCGGGGTCGGGAAGTCCGGTTGAAGGATTGATGGCAGGGCTTTCTGCGGTGTTTACCGTGCTATACATGGTAGTGCCTATTTGCGGGTCGGTGATAGTAACTCCCCAATCGGCCCCTATCCTGGTTTCCGGGCTGCCCGAGACCGCCGTAACCCTGGTATCCCAGCGGTATCCACGATCGAATAGCGGTTGGATGGCAGAGCAATTAGGCAGGCACGGCGTAATCGCGTCCGGCACGACGTTGGTCGCGGGGCCGAGCACCTGGTTAAACCCGCGGATCAAGTACTTAACGGTTACAAGATTCAGATAGGAAAGTTCATTCGTTGGCCCGGATAACACTCCAGCCGTGTGATTGTAGCGCCGATTGCCCCAGTACCACGCGCCGCCGCATTGCGGGTTTGGCACGCCGGGAGTAAAGGCTTGCGAGCCCAGCACCCAATAGGGATTACGCTGGCCCACTGGCTTGCTGGTGTTGTCGGTCTGTAACTCAAGCAGAACCGTATTTAGCCCGCTAGTGTTATTGAGCTTTATCGGGACCGACCATTGCCCGTTACCTACCACTCCCCAGCGTTCCGAGACGAATCGAAACTCAAGGTGCTGCCCGTTTGTAATGTTAAGCGGTCCCTGTGGCGTCTGGTCTGCCGTCGCCTGCGGACCGAGCGCGTATAGCTCTATATTTGCCCCGCCTTTGGTGGTATCGCCCGTAGTGTTACCCACTATCACGAAAAAGCTGCCGGTTTGGTCGTTCTTACCTGCGCCCAGCCAGCGCGGTTGATCGGCGTTGCGCAAGCAGAATCCTCTAAAGTAGTTTTGCGGTATCGGATGCGAGCTGTCGGCTGCCTGTCCGGCGGTCCCAGAAAGGTTTGTCCCTTGCACCACCACGTTGCTGAGCTTCCACACTACATTGTTGGGCACCTGTATGTCGCTTAGAGCCGTCAGGCCAGTGGTGGTGACTCTGGTCGAGGACATTAGCTCTGTCCCGCTAAGGTTTACGTGGCCGTAAACGTCGCCAAATCGCCAGTCCGAATCCACTCCTGCGCTTACCACGTCCTGCGCGTCCGTATTTCCCGGCGTAGGCGAAGGATTCGGGCCGGTCAAAATCCCCAGCCCTGGCCCTTTAGTCGCGGTATATCCGATGTCTGGCCAGTGGGCCATCCCAAGCACGGGGTCTGTGAATTGCCCTTTTTTGTTTAAGTCCCACGCGCAAACGCCGTCTGCGCAATAACCGGAACGGAGCGCGCCTTGCGGTTGATTGCTCACCGATCCCGCCCACGTCGGTCCGGTTTCCGCGGCTACTCCTCCTAGCGAGCTGGTCCCTATTGAGACGTTGTTTCCGCCAACAAGTCGGTTGTTGTATATGATTTGCTCGGCGTTGCGCGGTTCGATCGCCGACGTGTCGGCCCGCATCTCCATTGCACCCGGCGGCGAGTAATCGAGAAGAACGAATAGGTTATTGTAATATTCCATTAGCCGCGACGCATGACCGGTGGTGCCCGTTTCCCGCGAGCCGTGCGAGGCAAAGGAGCCGAATGTGGTGTTATGTCGGAAAGTCACCGCGGCACTGCCCAGGTCGCCCTCCGAACCCATGTCCGTGGCGCCTCCCGTCCCTCCCTCTATTATGTTATCCTCGTACACGACCGTCCAAATGCTGCCTCCTAGTTCATTCTTGCCCGGCGGTAGAAAGCCCTGCATATAGTCACCCAGCATGCCCACGCCTGTCGGATCGCTTCCCTGTCCCATGTTGGTCGAGGCGTTATTGAACCTGAGAGGATTCTTAGAGCACTCGTTGTGGTCGATTACCCCAAACACCCAGCCCTTCCAGCTCACCCAGCCCACGTTAAGCCGCTGGGTTGTGCCGCTGAAATTAAGCGCCTGATTAGTCAGGCCCGCTCCGGCGGCGGCTACGCTAAGTGTCGCAATCTTCGCTTGTCCCAGCGTGAGGGTAGCCGCGGCGTTGGTGGTGCTCGCTGTCTTGTTGAGCACTGCATGAGTCCCGTCTGTGACAGACTGGATCGTTGTCTGAGACTGTAGCAGCGAGCCAGAGGTCACGGGCACTCCGGCGTCGCTGGGATCAAACGGCGCCGAGGCCGTAGCAGTGATATTCGCGCTGCCTGCGGTCACGGTCACATTCGGGATGGTGGAGCGAAGACTGCTCAACCTGCAGAAGCTGTACTTGGGGAAAACCGTCCCTCCAGTGTCCCATATCACCCGGCCCGAGTACTGGTCGGGGCAATCCGTCGCCTTTTCAAAGAAAGCGTCCTCACATCGGAGCGATTTCGAGCCCGCTGCGACGTAACATTGGTTAAGGGTATAATTGGAGTTATCATAAAATGGGTCGCTAAATTTGCAGTGATCCACTCGAAAGCCGCCTTTCCACGGCACGGTTGAGTCGTCGATTGTCGTTACCCCGTCCACCAAAATTCTGCTTCCTTTAACCTGGTCGCCGGGCACGGCGTTGTTCCTCACGAAATTGATGTTGGTTATCCGCGCCGTGGTCTTCGGACCGGCAGGGTCAACCGGGTTTAGCAAGATCATGTTGTACGCGCTGTTGCCGCCTTGCTGAACGGTGGGCTGATGCTGTAGCTGGCCGTCGTCGCCGCGGATGGTGATGTTGTACGGCCTGTTTACCACCACGGTCGCCTGCCAGACCCATCCGCCGATTGGCTGCCCCGCTAACGGCACTACCACGATGTTCCCCGCGGTAGTGGTCGCGTTCACTGCCTTTTGCACCTCTACGTCGGTGCCGTCGCACGCCGTCACCACGTTGCCAACAAGGTCCGGCGAAGTCGGGCAGGTGGCCTGCGCCGTTGCTGCGCAAAATGAGATCAGAGCTAGGGGTGCGAGGCGTTTCATTAGTGGGTATAGGTCTTGAAGTCGGCTTTGGTATTAAGGTTTGCATTTGTCCACGTCGCGCCGTCGCCGCTCCGGTAAGTCGGGAACGAGGAACTTTGGCCGCCGGAGTCAGCCCAATTAAAGTGACAAGTGGTGCCTAGGCCAGAGGTCGCGGTTCCGGTGAGTCCGGCCGCCGTGTGCACGACGATACAATACTTCTGGGTCGAATCAAAGTGCATGGTATTGGTAAAGAGGAATGAGAGCGGCGAAGTCAGGGCCGTCGCAACGTCCGTCACCGTGATCGCTGAGTTTAGCAGCACGTCGCTTGTCTTAATGGCGCTGCCGGTGGGCTTCCCGGTGCCGTCGTCCGCGTAAACGTCACAGTAAAGATTCTGTGTCGGCTTGATTGCAGTGGTGTAATATATCGGGATATCAATCCGGCACACGTCTTCTGTGGCTGCGGGCTGATAGTTCCCGGTACTCTGGTATATACCGTTGGCGCCGGAAGCGTAGCCAATGGTTGCCGTGCCGCTCCAAAGGCCATAGGTGCGCTGATTAGAGCTGCAGGTTGTCGCCGTTAATCCAGTGTAATTGAGTCCGGTTGTATGCCAGAGGTAGCCGAGGCTTCCCCCGTAGTAGGTGCCAATTATCTCAGTCACCGCGCCCACAGCCTGCCCGACGTTTATGATTGAGGCGCCCTGCGCCGCCGTCTGGCTGCCAGTTGGCAAAGTCAACGTGTAATTACCGGACCCTCCCTGCGTGATGGAGAGGATAAAAGTGTTGCCGGGCTGTGGTTGGCCGCTAAATTCAATGGCATCACTCCCGGTCATCGTGCCGGATGCTACGTGTGCGTCCTTGTTCGGGACAATCGTCCAGGTCAATTTCCCGGCGCTTTCTACCAGCGTGCTATAATCGGGGCTTCCGCTGTTGGAGCTGGAGAACCCCTGCGTGGAAACCGAGCCGGTGCCGTCGATGACAAATGTACCCTGCCCCGCGCTTCCTGTTCCGGTAACGTCGAAGTGATCGGTGCCGTTGATGGTAGCGCCGCTGTTCGGCAAAAACCTCACGAAATTCGTTGTCGTAATCGAGTTGCTAAGATCGCGGAAACTGATTCTCTCCCCCGAATTATACGCGCTAACAGGCGGCATGAGCAGGTAAAGCGGCGCGGAAAGTGGTGCTGTCAGTTTAATCGAGTCGATTGAGCCATCCGCCACAATGGGGATCGGCGTGGCAGCGGGGGCCGGGCCGGGTCCGGTCACGGGCTCCGTCCCACTCCATGTTAATTCCTGTTCCACTGGGCTTAACTGCGCCGGATGAACGGGGGTATTAATCAGCTTCCCGGTAGCGATGCTATAACCAGCCGTAAACGTGTTGTTTGTGATTGGGGCGTCGGCCACTGTCCCGCTATCGGCAGAGCCCGATGCCACCACCTTGAAAGGCGGGCTTTGGCCCGTGGGCTGGGTCGAGGCATCAAAGGTGAATATTTTGGTTGGTGTGTTCGGATCAATTATCCTGTTGACATTGTATTTCTGGCTTTGCCACACCGAGGTTCCGTCGCTGGCGAATTTTATGTATGTCGTCCCGCGTGGAAGAGGTACTTGTGTGCCGCCATCCACTTGGTCAGTGCCGGTGCGGCGCACCGTCACGCCGTAGTTGGCCATCGCCGTGCCGGTCAAATCCATGATCTCGATGCCGTCGCCTGCGTTGTAGCCGCTGGCGGCAGGCAGATCAATGTTTAGGCCCGGCGTGGTCACGGCCACCAGGTAAACTCGGTTAATCGCGGGCTGCGCCGCCGCGTTGATGGTATAGGTGCCGGTCGCGCCTGCTGTCGCTGCTACTGGGGCGGCACTGGCGAATTTCTTGTAATCACTGGCCGAGATATACCCGCCGTTGGTAAAGGTGGCTAGGTCAATTCCGAACGTACGGTTCGCGCTCAAATCGCCGCCGCCGTTGAGGGGCGCGTTCGTGCCAATGGTTCGAGTGGGTGGCACTTTGCCGTTGAACGTAGCGTGGTCAGTGCTGCTAAGATAGCCGTTGACGGTATCCGTCGCCACGGGGATGGAAATGGTGTTAGTGGCGCGCGAGAGTGGCGGGCTAAAGGTCAGCGCGCTTTCCCCGCCGATATCGCCAAGAACCTGCGCGCTCGTCCGGGTCGTCGCTACTCCCAGCGAGCTAAGTGATATCCAGCTGGTCGAGGCCGGGGTAGCCAATCCCATCACGCTTGCACCCACCATGCTCGGTGCCGGGCTAAGTCGCGCCAGCGGGATGGTGCCAGTGCCGATGGTTCCCAGCGTGGTAATGTTGGTTGATCCTGCCCATGTGCTCAGCGCCGTGTTTTCTACGTTATTAAGAGCTGCATCAATTTTAAGGTTGGCGATCGTTACGTTACTTGGCGCCGCCGTGCTGCCTGAGTTGTTGCCGATGTAGGTATGAGCCGGGATGCTGGCCAGCGAGAATTGCGAGCCGGTAAGGACGAGACCGCCCGCGGCGCTGTAGACCGTGCTCGCTGCGGTCTGGGTGTAAGCGATCGAGGTTGTGCCCAGCGTAATCGGTTGCGCCGTGCTCACGGCCCACGTAGATCCTGCGTTGACCGTTCCCCCGGTCACAAAGGCCGAGCCCGAAACTGATGTTCCAGTGTTGGCGTCGCTCGCCCGCGACCATGCGCCAGCGGCGCTCACGTAAATTCCGTTACCTGAAGCCGTGGACTGGTTCTTCACCAGTACCCGGCTCGCGCTTGTCGTCACTCCGTCGATGGTTTGCTCGGCTGAAAGCGTTATGTTGGCGGTGGTAGCGGCGGCAACCGCGGGGTGCGGAGGCCCGGTCGCGGCCACCGCGTCCACATATTCCTTGTTAGCAATATCAGTGGCGCTGAGAGGATCGAGAAGATTCGTGCCGCGATGGCTGTTAAAATTTACATCGTTAGCCGGGACGGTAATCCCGTCGAGGGTCGGCAATTTGCCCGCGGCGATGGCCGCGGCGTTCCATGTCCCGGTCGTGACCGTGCCGAGCGTCACCACGTTGGTCGTTCCAGCAAACGACGCCAGTGACGAGGTAAGCGTGGCGCTGTCGGCCTTCAGGTTGAGCGCGGTCTGTGTCGCGGTCGAGATCGGTTTATTGAGGTCGCTGGTGTTATCGAGGTTATCCAGCGCCGCCGCAGATTTGAACGCTGCGATTGAGCTAACGCCGGTGCCGCCGTGTGCCACATTGAGGGTGCCGCCGAGTTGTAGCACCATGTCGGTAAGGGTGCCGGTGTTGGCCAAGGTAAGGCCGGTCACGGCGCCGCTGTCGCCCGTGAAACTTGTCAGCCCGCCGCCACCACCACCGCCGCCGCCGAGGCCGCCGGGATAATTAATGATGGCAAATCCGTTGGCATCGAGCGGGGAAAAGAGTTTCCCGTTTCTTATCGGGAAAATGCCGCTGGTAGGCGGCGTCGGGGTCGGGGCTTGCCCATCAACGCCCGACGCCGCGAGCGTTGCCAACAAAACAACTACTATTACGGAACGACGCGCCATTTCAAGTAATAATTATTGTTATCCGGCGCGCCGCTAAGCAGGCATCGGAAGCCGCTCGCGTTTTGGTTTACAAGCGTAGTCGGGAAAATCTGCAGCGGGGGCACGTCCACGAAATTTTGCACTAGCAGCTCGTCGATGCTGTAGGCCGGGCCGCCCGTCCAGCTTTGGAATACTACATCCACGTAAGCGTTGCCGCTTTGTATCATTGTTAGTCCGTCTTCGAGCATGGTATTGGTGTCCTCGGCATAGGGGTCGTCTTGGTCTGTCAGGGTGAGCACCGCCACGTCGCTCGTCCACGGCGGGCTTACACTCCAGAAAAATCCGCTGGTCCCGAGCGGCCAGCCATAGTATCGGTACGGGCGGCGAATCTTGTATTGGTGGCGTTCCCCTTGTTCGAGCAGTTTATTTACCTTCGTAATCAGGCTGTCTTCCGCCGCGCTCGTCCACCTGTTTGCATTGATTGCGTCATCGCACGCCTCCCCCGCCACTCTGTAGGCTACGTAAGGGGCAAGAAATTCAGGCGTATCCTGCCGCCGCCAGTTCGCCGGGACCGCGCTGGGGCTCTGGTTCTTGTTAGCCGTCACGGCCTGATAACATTCCCCGTCGTCGTTAAAATAAACCAAATCGTTCTTGGCATAGGCCGTGGCCGAATCCCACGGCTGCGAGGTAAACTGCGGCGGTTTGATCCGGTATTTGAGGAACGCAGTCGGGCCGCCGTAGCCGTTTAGCTGCACACCGTTCTGGCTTGGATAAAACTTCACACCGAACATGCAATTCGTATTGGGGTCGCCGTAATAGACGCCTATTGCCTGGTCGATCGGTCGCTTTCCGGGTTGATCGTAGGCGATGAATCTGTTTACAATCGTGGTCGCAGCAAAATAAGTCCCGTTAGTTGGGGCCGTGCCAACGGGCGGCGTCCCGGTGGCTTTGTAGTAGCTCGCGGTTGGTATGTAGAACAATTCGTCACCCGCGTTAAACTGGCGTTTGCTATTCCAGATTGCTCTAAAGGCCCGTTCCTCGGCAATTTCAAGCTCCGGCCACTGCCAGTACTCAAATCCGGCGAGCACGCAGTCATTGACCATGCTTGTCCACGCCGCTACATGGTCATTGTTGACGTAGTTTGGGTCGATGCCGAGCCGGTGCGCGATCCTGTCCAGTACGCCGCGCTTGAAGTTCACCCGCCTCACGCCATTAGCTGCAAACGGTTAAGGTTTAGGTTCCACTTCATTTCATACTCTTCGGTGTGTTCCTTGCAGAGCAGTTTCCCGAGCGCTGTCATGGAAATGCTTTCTTTGCCGCATAGACGGTTTCCGCCGCTGGGCGACATTTCTCGTTCTTCGCACGGGCATTTAGCAGCTTGGGGGATGCGGCGGCGCGGTTCCGCGTGCGTGGACTCGCGGGGGAGATGCACCGCGCCGCCTTTCTTTTGGAGATCATCCGTGGTTGTGTCCACTGTACTCTTGTCCGCGCGTCCCGCGTCTCGTCGCCACGCGCAGTTGCGGGTTATCTCTAAAAAATGCTTCCATAAATTCGGGATCATCCCAGCAATTATCGCCGTAGAGCGCCCGCATTTGCATATAAACCGGGTAAGGAATCGAGCCCACCTTTTCCCCGAGCCCGTCTACCGCCTTGTGTTCTGTCGCCCGGTTTTCCTGCGCCACCTTCCCGACGATGCGATGTATCCATGCCTGCTGTGCGCGGGCGAACTTTTCAAACTTCTCGCGCTGGGCCCCTTTCCACGTCTGGCTCTCAGCGAGTTCCTTGCGTTCCTCCGGCGTGGTATCGGGGGTGAGTAATCGCCAGCACCGCCGGCTTGCCTCCTCAACTCCTTCGATGAACCTTGCGAAAAGATGATTCATTGTCTCGCTACGCCCGCCGCTCTGGGATTTCTCCCCCAGAGCTAACGAGCGTCTCGATGATGCAGAGGTTACTTAGTCTTGATCGCCGAAGCAGCTACCGCCTGTTCGAGCTGCTTAATCCTCTGGATTTGGAACAAGACTTCAATTTCGCCCACGTTGATCGAATTAAGATTCTTCGCCGTCATCGCATTAAACGTGATGGCGATCTTATCCGCCGCCGTGTAGGGTCCGACCAGGGTATTGGAGAATTTCTCCGATACCACTGTTCCGTTGGCGTTTGTTTCCTGTGCCGAGGTGTGGGTGGAAACGGAGCTGTTGTCTCCTACCGTCACCGTGGTCGTGTTAAACGCATTGTCGCCGGTGTTGGCGAAATTCGTTTTGATCCTGGTGGCGACTTTGCCTATGGCGTCGCCCGTTGCCAGCGTCGCAATCTGGATCGTTTGCGCCGTGTTCGCGGTCGTGGTGGTCAAGTCGTCGGCCGTGATGCTGGCGATGTGAGTGTAGCCGCCGTTATCCGCGATTTCGTTAGTTGATAGTGGTCTGCACAACATAAATTTTATTCCTCCTTTGGTTTAGGCTGTGCCGTCGATCCTGCAGTGCGCACGCGGATCGCCGGGGATCACACTAAAGATTGATTGGATCACTTCGCGCGCTCCACCGCCGAGGTTCGGCAGTTCCATCGGTTCGAGCATGTTGCCTGCCCGAATCCTCACATGATCGTTATCGAGGAAAAAGGCCGTGTACGCCGTCGGCATGAAATCCGTCAGCACCGGCATGAGCCGGAACGTGCCCCAATCACTGCGATAAACGTCCACCGTGGCGCCTATCAAGGTCGTGCCGTCGAGTTTACCCGTGGCCACATAGACGTTAGGCGTTTGACCGCTTACGTTCGCCTGGTAACGGGAGAAAAACCCTATGCGATTCTTGATTGATGGCGTGACGAACCCGAGCAATTCGCTGCTCGCGCCGGTGTTTTCGTACTTCGCTTGAATCAGCGCCATCAGGTCGGTTTCGAGCATCCCCGAGACCGAGCCCGTGAAAATCTGATTACTTGGCGTACGATAACCGCTCGGCACCGGAAGCTCATAAAATCCGGTGGTCGCGCTATTGGGCGAATCGAGTGCCGTGCTAAGGGTCAGCGTGGAAGTGCCGTTGTATATCCAGCGTCCCAGCCCGCGCATCCGCGAGCCGTTTACGCCGTCGTCCGGCTGGCTGTCCGAGTTTGACCACAGTTCGCGCTCCATGTCGCGCTTTGATTCGGTGATTTGATCGGCGATCGCGTCGTCCATCAAATCGTTTACTCCGGCTATGCTGCCCGAGCGGGACTCCATTTCCGCGATGAACCCCACCATTGGCGCGCGTCTTGCGACCGTGCCCCTGGCTTGGAGTTGCACCTTTGGATTCTGCGAATCGAACGCGTTCACGTCCTTACCGTCCGGCACGCCTACCGGTTTCCTTCCGCCCATTGATTTCAGGATGAAGTCAAAGAGCATGATTTTTAATTTTGCGCCTTTCTTAATAGTCGATAAGCCCGGCGTAGGCTTAACGTCCGCGAGATAGATCAGGTCGGAAATGTCCGGTCTCCTGCCTACAATCTGCGGAGATACAATAGCTGGCATTTGTTAAATGTTTCCTTTCCGTCGTTACACCGGGGCGGGGGCTCGCCGGTTGCTGGCGTCCGTATTCTTCGCCTGTCTAAAGGCGCGGTACGCGCTGCTTAACGAGGCGGGATCGCCTCCCGTGTTTACGACTTCGTTCATTGCGTCGTCCACTTGTTTGGAGCCGTTGCGCGCGGGCGCGGTGGTCGTTCGCGCCACGTGTGGCGCTACCGGGGGAATTTTGCGTAACAATGGATTCGGATTATCCGGCGTCTTCTTAGGCGCTGGCGCTTTGCCCTTGGTATCGGGTCCGTTCGCCGCATTCTGCCGTTCCAGCCTTATTCCAAGTCCCGTTAGGTAATCCCCAAGAAAGAGATTACGCGCGGGATGGGACGCGAGACCCGGAACTTCCTGCAAGATGGCCTGCGCCACCTGGTAGGGCAGACCGCCCTTCTCGAATAGCTTGGGATAAACTTCCCGCGCTATTTCGTCGCTTTCGACCCGCTGCCCAAGTTGTTTCTCCTTTTTGGGAATAAACTCTTGCAGCATGTCTTCCGCGTTATCGTGCATTTGCTGCACTTGATCGGGCGTTATCTCGCGGTCGTAGCCTTGCGCGTCTTTCACCACCACGCCGTCCTTGTTGGCCCTGCACCATTTCACCGCCAGCCGTGCCTCGCGCCGCACCTTTTCAAGTTGGCTTTCGTTTTCCACATCAGCCAGCGGATCGCCTGCCGATGCTTGCACGGTTACAGGTTGTGACTGTTCCAATTTGGACTTCAATCCGGCCGCCTCGGCTTCTGCCTTCTCAGCGCGGGCCTTTTGTTCCTCGCGCTGCGCTGTCAGTTTGCCGACGCGCCTGTTAAACTCGGCCTGAATTTCCGGCGCCCAAGTCTTGGACTTGTCGTCGGTTCTCCCCTGTGCCTTCCCCTCGGGCTGCGTTTCTTCCTCTGGCGTTTCCGCCTCGGGTTGCTCGGTCGCCTCCGGCTCGGGCGCAGGTTCGGCTTCGCCTGTCGTCGTTTCTAATCCGATTTGTTTCGCTACTTCATCCGGCAGCCCCAGCCGGTCCAGAATACCTTTGGAAACGCTCTTGAGCGGTTGCTCGGTCTGCATTTCCTCGGTCCCGAATGGGCCGGTCTCGGCTACGGGTTGATTGTCACTCGCTGCGTTTTCGCCCGGAGTAACTTCAGGGGCGGCTGTTTCAGCTTTGGGCATGGATAATCCTCCAAGTGGTTAGCAACGGTTCTATTGAGCGACGCGCCGCGTCGCCGAAGCCGAGCCGTAGAATACGCTCCATGTTGGCAGCGCATTTGCCATACAAAATCTAGGCCGTCTAGGCGCGGCCTAGCTGAGATTTACCCAGATTTGCGCAGATTTGCGCAGATTTGCGAATAATGCTTAGCTTTTAAGGTAGAGCTACCGCCGGGCCCTGTTCCTGCCACGGTAGCTTAGCGCGCATAAGAACGGCGCCCGCTCTCACGGGCGCCGCACATTCATCATCAGGGCGTCGGCGCCGGGCTTGGCGGGGGCGCCGCTGGCGTGTTCGCCGCCACTGCGTCCGACAGCGCCTTGTTGTTGGCTTCGAGGCTCGTCTGCAAATCAGTGAGCGACTGTAATTGCGCAGCGGTCGCCCCTGCCGCCTGCGCGGCCTGGACTGCTGCGGCGATCTGCGTCGCGATCCCGTTAAGGAGCGTAATCGCCGATTGGTTTACGCTGCTCTGTGCTGTCACATCGGCTTGCAGTGCCGTGATTTTATCATCTAATTCTGCCATTTGTTTTCCTTCCTGTGTTAGTTGGTCGTTTATGTTGTTTACTGCGTCTATGACAATATCCAGCTTCCGCTTTAGCGTTAGCAGCATTGTCCAGATATCGTCAAAGGCTGCTCCCTGGTCGTCACCGGATCGGAGTTGCCGTAGTGCCAGTTGGTCCGCCGCGGTCAGTGCCATAGTTATTGCGCTTTCTGTTTGAGTGCCTGCTCCCGTTCCAAAATCATTCTGTCCCTTAGTCTCGTTAGAAATTCGTCGCCACCCACACAACTCGCGCAGATCCCGTGGTTAGCAACGCTTTTCTGCGCGCCGTCCTGGGCTTCCCGCCGCACTTCCTCGATCATCTGCAAGGTGGCTACCCAAAGTCGATTCGTGTCCGGCACATTGAACGCCGCCCGGAACTCGCGCTCATTTAGCCGCTGCCCCGCCTCGACCACTACCCGCTTCGCCGGTTGTAGATCGGCCCACTTCATCGGCTACGGCTGCGTAACGGAATGTCTGTTGTGTCCATGAGACGCTTCATACCCAAACGAGTGCGGCTTGTCAAGCGATTCATTGCGCCACCACCGAGATCGGCGCTGACATTGCGCTCTGCACGCCGCCGCGGGTAACAATGACCGAAAAATAGTAGGTATCGCCGGGGGAAAACTTGTCGAAAGTGGCGGTCGTGCCCGGCGGCGCCACCTTTATCTGCCGCGAGTTAAGTGTAGGCGGTTTTCCGTCCGAATAAATGGTGTAAGCATCGCCCGCAGTCGGGTTCACTACTCCCACAGTTATGCTCACTTGCGCCGGAGTCGGCGTGGCTGTAGCCGTTGGAGTCGGGGTCGGCCTTGGCGTTGGCGTTGGCGTTGGTGTCGGTGTCGGTGTTACCGTGGGTTTCGGAGTCGGGGTCGGCGTCGGTCCCCTATGTTTCGCGCACGCCAGGCCGGGAACGGCCGCGGCGACGCACAAAGTCAAGATTAGTCGCTTCATTTTTACGATGCGTCCATGTTGGCGCTGGCGTTCTGTAACGTCGGCGCCTGATTTGAGAATGGTGCCGTTATCAAGCTCCGTCCAATCTGCGGGTTTTGGGTGTATTGTTGAATCTGGTTCTGGTAGTACTGCGCCCGGTTTTTAAGGATTTGCTGCACCACGGGTGTCAACCGCCGTGCAAAATCTTGGCCGCCGGTCTGCAACCCTTCCTGTATCGTTCCCTGCAAAACCTGGGATCGGAGTTGGAAATTGCCCGCCTGCGGCAAATCTTCCGCTAGACCGCTGCCAATAATCCGCGAGATCGCGCGTTTCTCGTCCTGTATCTCTTTGTCCGTCGCTGGGCCGGTGTCCTGAATCGCTTCGTCCGCCAGTGTGTAATCCACCGCCTCGGCGCCGATCCGCAATGCCTTGTTGGCGTCGAGCACGCCGCCGGTATCCATCTGTTTTAGTTGTGCCAGGTATCCCAGCTTTTCCTTTAGGAAAGCCGGATCAATGTCGCGCATGTCGCAGGTGGCAGTATATTCGTACTCTGCTTGAATGTCGGCGCGATCCACTTGGAAAGGCCGCGCCAGTTGTCCCACCACCTGCGCCACGTCATTGTCGGGCAAATATTGTCGGAGCAGTTGGCCGGTCTGCCGGATCACCGGCTTGAACTGACCAATGAAGCTGTCTGCCAGTTCTTGGTGGCGCCGAGTCTTTAATATCGGGTCTAACTGCACCCCGAATAACCCGAAAAATTCTGCGATGTCGGCTTTGACCGAGTTCTCGATCTCGATAGAGCCGTTCTGGTATCCCGGCACTTGGAAAAACCGCACGTCACCGGCGCGCCGCTCGGGGATGGCCGCGCCCGGCGAAAACTCCTGTTTTAGTCGCAGAATATCATTATACGGTGCCATTAGCGGCGGTCGCAACGCCAGCGCCACCATGTCGCTCCGTCCGTCGCGCTGCTCCTTAATCTCGTTCTCCCACGTGTAACCTATTTCCGGTATTCCACGACTCGTCAGGATTGGCCGCTGATGAAATTCGCGCCGGATGGCGGTGTAAGGGTATTGGCCATGCTTGTAATCGCACGGCTCATGCAACGCCTCAATGTCCACGCCCTCATGGATGACCGTCCTGAAGAGAGCCGGAACGCGGCTATCAACTAACCCGCGCTGCCAGAAATGATGCAGCTTTACCTTGTCCGTGATCTCCTCCGTCCGGCTGCCGCCGTAGGGCAGGTTAGTGAGCCCGAGATTGGAAAGCTGGTAACGATTCCGCCAATCCATGTTATCCGTGCCCTTGTAGCTCAGCGCCTTGTCCACAAAATCCGGGTCATACCCGGCGGTCGTGATCCGGTCGGTTAAATCGGTCTCGCTTACCCACTCGATCCGGTCAATGGCGCGGGCGTGCTGCATGTCATCGAGGCTCGGGTCAAACAAAATATCCACCATCGGCTGGAGCGTTTGCCAGCGCGGCTTGCTTTTGAAGATATAGGGAATTGGCACGCTGGCGCTCCCCTGCGCTTTCATGTCGCCTATGATGGCCCGCGCCTGTCGCTTGGTCAGGATGGGCGAGATGCTTTGCGCCAGCCGTATCAGATCATCCGTGTAGGCATCATCGAAAAATTTGGATAGGAAATCGTCCAGGGTTTCAGCGTCACCTTGCTGCTGCGCCCAGCTGTAGAGATCCGTCCTTTGCACTTCCACGAAATCGAGTCGGCTTTCCTGTTCCCACACGTTTTCAACCACCGCGCTGCCGAATCCGTGTGCCCAATTTACCAAAAGCGGCCATTCCCGATTGATCTCGGTCTGCATGTGAGTAAAAATCATCCAGTTGAGCAATGTCGTCATCTGCTGGGATTCGCGGATTGATTCCACGGGCCGCGTCGATTTAGCCTGTATCTTCATGTTGAGCAGCGCGTACATCGCCACGGTGTAATGATCCCACACTACCTTTTCCACCGTACGCACTCTGCTGTCGCTTGCCCCTTCCCAAGGCCAGATTGTTCCGTCTATTCCCTCTCGCATGTCGCTCCACTTTCGCCCGTCGATCGTCTGGCCCGGCCAGCGGGAATGCCACGTGTCAAACGCTGTTATCACGCGCGCGGTGTGGGTATCCGCCGAGTTCTGCCACGCCTGCACCGTCCGTTTTATCAGGTCGATGTTCGGCTTGTCCGGGTCGATCAGGTCGAGGTTTTGAGTGGGATCGGCGACGGCGCCGGAACCTGCTGGAAATCCGGGCGGGTAGTGTCCTAGTGTGTTGGGAGTAATATAGGCTTGCATATTTCTTTCTTGTTTTCGTCTTTCAAAAATTGCGTCTGGCGCGCCACGCGAATAAGGCGTTTTTTCGCATTAGCGTTTTTGCTCCAAGCGTTTTGCACGCTTTTTCCATCTCAGGATTAGATATATTTTATCCATCTACTCCAATGTTCGGCTCCCTTTTACATCCGCACGGATAGCCTCCCCATCCGAACCCGCACACTGGACACCACACGTTTCCCTCAGTTGCTTTTGAAGCCGCTCGATTTCCTCAATGGCTTCAAGGAGTAGCTTCCCGCCTTGTTGGTCACGGTGGTGCGGGGCCATTGAAGCGCGATAACTGTAGAGCCTGTCCAGTAGCGTCTGCGCTCCATCATTTTCTGTATTCACGAGTTTCCTTTCCGCTCGACTGATTCGTTAGATTCCAATGCGACTCAGAAATATAACCACTCCCTCCAGCTAACCTTTGGCCGTCAATGCGTTCAGTTGATTCGGTAGTCATCCCCATTCGCGCCGCGTGAATGGCGCGGGTCTTGCCGTCCTTAAACTTCACGTCATACACATCCGGCGCGCGAACCTGGAAAGCGTAGTCGTTGCAGCATATCGTTTTATTGATGCGTTTATCCATCTTTGGCCACGGCGCCAGACAACTCCGGCACGCTTTCCAATCCCCCCAATATCCCACTATCTCCCCCACGCCATAACGCTTGTTGAACACCGTGGCACCTCTCGGGATGCGCGGATAACTTCGATGCTTCCATTGCGGTCTTGTCATAAGGTATTATTCCCGTTAGCGCCAGCGCAAAGTTGTCTTAGCTTGGACGAACGATAAAATTTCGCGAACCGTGGCCCCGGTCGCCGTTGCCACACATCGCAGTCAGTAGGTATTCCGCCCACCTTTAGTTTTAACGTGCCATCGCCGATTAGCTGCCGCAGGATGTAAGGCGTTAGCCATGTCTGCCAGTTCAGTACCTCCTTCTCTCTCAGCCAATCGCGTGCGGGTTCGTCGCTCATTGTCCGTTTGGTTTTTTGAGCTTTCGCTTCTTCTTCGGATTCAGATCATCGAACAACACCGTCCACGCCGCGTCGTTGGCGAAGCGCAGTGTGACGCTGCCGAAATACGCGCCCAGCTTTAGAATTTTAGCGTCGCACACCGGGCACTCAACGAACGGAGCCTCGCCGAGGGTGTTTACGTCCTTCCCGTCCGGCGGGTAACTTGGAAGCCTGTTCGACACGATTACCCTCGCGGAATAGGCGGTTAAGCAGCCCAGGCACAAGAGCTGTCCGTGCAGATAAGTCCTTGGGTCGGCGTCTCCGAGAGTGGGTAGCTCCGTCGATTCCAGTGAGCCGTTGGGAAGCTTTATTTTCATGCCGCTCTCCTCCCCGCCGCGAATACGTGCCGCACCCGCAGCGCCGCTGGGTCGCAATAGTTCAAGTCCGAAAGCTCAGCCATCCGCAGGCAATCAATCGGGTCTTTGCAAGCGCCATGTTGCCCGTCGCGGCCGGTCCAGTTTTGCAAGGCGTAAATCGTGTTCGGGCATGAGTTCAACACGTAAAGATGCGGCTGGTTGGTGTGATCAATTTTTTTAGCCTGATCGTAGTAAAGGTCATCCGAGATCAGTCGGATGCTCCCGCTCTCGCTTCCCGAGAAAATTGTCTTCTCGCTCTTGCTCGCGAGAAATGTCATCCCTACTTCGTCGAGTTGTTCAACGAGAGTTGTCGATTGCTCTGTCGCGACCGTGCGCGCGTTCGCATAGCGCGCATCAATCCAACGCTCAAAAATTTCTTCCCGCACTCCGTCTGGCGCCACTTCACCCATGTGGGTTTCGAGTCGTTCGATTTCTGTGACATATCTTCGTAATCCCCAGCCTAATTCGCGCTGGCCTGGGCCGCGGTCGCCGTCATTCGCTTTTCCCGGCACTGTCCACGGCCCCAAATCTCCCACACCTGGGATATAGGCTTGCGGGTGGCCGTAGCTTGGCCATTCCCGGTAGACGAATTTGCGGTTGAGCGGGTCGATGAAAATCCAGAGCATAAACCAATTCCGCCCGCTGCATGGGTCCACAAGATTAAACCGCGTTCCACCGAGCCTTTCCACCGCAGCGAATAGCTCCGCAGTAATGACGTGTATCGTTTCCTTGAAGACCGGGAACACGGTGGCGGCAGCCTTAGTCGGCACGCCGTAAAACCGCATTAGAATTACCTCGCGCGATTTGCCAGCAAGCGTTTGTTTCATGCTCGCCGGGTTGCCAAACGGATTATCGGCGGTATTGAAATAAATAATGCGAGCGCGCGGATTACCGCTCTGCTGCAATCTCGGGACTTTCTCCCCCCGTAACGCCCTCCCGTCAGCGTCACGGATGGGCAGTAGATCGGGGTCGGCTTCAATTTCTTGAAGCGTCTCCGCGCCTCGCAAATACTCAGCGACAGTAGGACTGTACCCTTCAACCGGAGTGAACGTCGTCAGCAACACTCCGTTGCGCGTGACCAGTCGGTAGCGCAAAAACTCCAGCCAGTCCGGGGGAACAAGCTCGTCTGCCCACGCCATATCAAGCTCCGGGCCTTCAACGCTCGTTATGTCAACCGAATAAAACTTGAAGCTGCACGCGCTCCCGTTGGGACAAACGAAATTGTTGTCCGTAAATCCGGTCGCCACGGTATAGGCGATCTTTGTCGTCACTCCCTGTTTTAATTTTCCGCTATCTCTTTTCCATTCCGGCGGCAGATATTTCCAAAAAAGCGATTGCTGCGCGATCCGTGAAATATCTTCTTTCGATTGCAGGCACCACACACGCGCGTCCGGCTTGTCGCGAAGCAATTGCATCACTCTCTTCGCTGCGCGCTCACTTTTTGACGCCCGGTTTCCGCCGAGGTCCAATTCCTCGATCACTCCTACCGGAAACTTTTCACGCAAAATCTTTTGTTGCTCGTCCGCCAGGTGCCATACTTGCGGCTCGTGACCGAAATTGAGCGGATCGGTCTCGGTTAAGCGTAGCATTTCTGCCCGCTTGGCGAAATATTCCGCACGCAATTTCTCATCTAAACGCGCCAACACATCGCTCGGGAGTAAGCGGATGGACGGATGCGGCTCTGCTCCCGTGATTGTTCGCGCCTCGTTAGATCTCATTTACGTTTTTGTCTCTTGCTTGGGTCATTGCTCCATTGCGGGCGCTCCCTCCCATCATCGAGCGCCAGATTCTCGAATCGCATCGCGCCCTCTGGAAACGCCATCGCTACGTCGCCCACCGGCCCATTGCGATGTTTCTGCACCATGATCGTCGCGCTGCCTTCGTCCTCCGGCTCTTTCGTGTAAAGATATTTTCGGTAAAGAAGGCCGACAAAATCCGCGTCATTCTCGATTGAGCCGCTCTCGCGCAGATCGGATAGCTTGGGAACGTGCATCGCCCGTTTTTCCGTGTCTCGGTTTAGCTGCGCCAGCGCGATCACAGGTACATTTAATTCTTTGGCGATCTCCTTGCACGCTAGACTTGCCTCGCCGATTTCAGCCTGCCGGTTTTCCTGCGCCTCTCTGCGCGAGCTTTTCATCAGTTGCAAGTAATCCACCACAATCAGCCCCAGCCTGCCCTCGGTCTGCACTTTTGCCCGGCGCGAGCGTGCCTTGAAGTCGGCAATTTTTAACCCCGCCGTGGCATCGAGCATCACCGGAACGTGCCGTAGTTCCCCCGCGATTTTGGGGATCACGAAGTCCCGCTCGTGATCGCTGAAATAGCCGTTGCGCATAAATTTTTCAGTAAATTTCCGGTCAAGATGGGCGTGCGCTACAAACAGTCGTTTCACCAGTTCATCGCGCGACATTTCTAACGAGAAATAGAGCACCGGCACGCTGTAGAACCCGGCCACGAATGCCGCGATGTTCATTCCGATAACTGATTTTCCCGTTCCGGGTCGCCCCGCGAACACAGCCAACTGGCCGCCAAGCAAACCGCCCGTCATCCGGTCGAGGTCAATAAGCCCGGTCGGCAATCCATGAATTACGTTCTTTCCGCGGCGCTTATACATCTCCTCGGCATAGAGCAAAACTGCGTCCACGTCCTCGGCGATCTGCCGCACGGGTTTTTCTTTGAAACTCATCTCGGAAAGTTCCGTAATTTCGGCCTGCGCCTGGTCTAGAATCACATTTTCATCGTTGCCGTCGTCGTATGCCCGCCGCACAATCTCGGTCGCCTGCCGAATCATCTCGCGGCGCAACATTTTCCGGCGCAGAATGTCGATATAGTGTTCGGCGTTAGCCGCCGAGGGCACAAAGTTGATTAGTGCCGTCAGTTCCACCGGGCCGCCTACAGTTTCCAGGCACCCGCGGTTGCGCAGTTCGTTCGTCAAAGTTATCAAGTCAATCCGCGCACCGCCGTCGGCCATGTCCAGAAGCGCCAGGTAGATGGTCTCGTGCGCTGGAACGTAAAACTCCGGCACTCTACGGGTCGCCTTTTGGAAACCCACAGGTATCTCGCGAGCAACCAGCCCGTGTTGCCGGCACAAATCAAGCGTTTCGTCCGGCGCCAGCAGGATAGAGCCAAGCAACGCCCGCTCGCTCTCCGGTGAATGTGGTGGTATCGGTCCTTTATCGCTCATGCAGTTTTCACCTCGCCGTAGCCCATTTGCCTCCTCATTGCTCTAATCTTGTCCAGCTCCCCGCCCAGGTCACGGAGCAGCGAAACTCTTTTCTGGCGTAGCTTAGTCATCTCATGCAACGGATGTGTTGGCGGTAGCTTGTGCGCCCACGCGATCAGCTCCCGGTCGGCATGGGAGATAGGCATTAGCTCGTCGAGGAGTTGGTCCTCCTCGTACGTCCAAGGCCGGTTGTTTTGGAATAGAGAATTGAGCTGTGCTTTGATCTCATCTTTCTGGCTCTGCACTTCCGTCTTCTCCGAAAACGGAGAAGGCAAATCCGTGGTAGTAGGTACAGTTTTGTTAGGTATATCCCTTCTTTCTTTCCTTCTTTCTAAGGCAGTCGGACGGCAGTGCGACGTCAGTGCGGCGTCACCATTAAGGCTATGGGTTTCAACCGCTTGGAGACGCTGCCGCCACGACGGCAGTGCGACGTCAGTGCGACGGCAGTCGGGCGTCACTTCGGCGTCATTTGACTTCGACGGCAGTGCGACGGCAGTCGGGCGGCAGTCGGGCGGCAGCGCGACGGCAGTCTGGCGGCAGTCGGGCGGCAGCGTGTCGTGATCCTGCTCCCTAAGCCATTCCGGCCATTGATGCTCGCCGTCGATTAGCCTGATGAAATCCACGTCTGGCCTGGTGCAGACCTGGAGCATCCGGTACACCTCGACCAGTCTGCGTCCCCAGAGGTGCGCGAGATCGCTCGCCGAGAGCCTTCGGCCTTCCCGTTTCCCGTCCTGCGTTATCCATCCCTGTCGGCTCTGCTGGCGCGATAGCGTCTGGACGGTGAGCGCCCATATCCCGTAAATGCAGGCGCCATCCGGCTCCGAGAGGAGTGCCCGCATTCCGACTCCTCCGTGGCGATTCGGGAAACATACAAAGTTACATCTCGAAATTTGTCGACTGCGAGAGTTCTCGAAATGGTCGTTCCAATTTACTATTTGATACAGGGGCGGTTGCTCGTTCTCCATTGTGTTAGGTCATCTCGTCCAACGATCGAATGCGGGTGGCTCTACAACTTCGTAAAATCCTTTGTGCGCCCTGCTCGGCAGTGCGGTAAATTCGGCGTCGTAAGCGTAGGGCTGCGAGTCTCCCACAATCACGTGACAAATCTTTCCACTCGGGTCTGCCGCATCGAGCACGCGAGGATTAAGCATCTTGCGCACCACGCGCATCTTTATAGGGCTCGGCGGTAAGCATAGGAGAGGCCTGGCCGTGTTTTTTTCCTTCGGTGGCTCGCTTACCGTGCAATCCCCCACCACGATAAATTCGGGCTTTGTATCGCAACCAGCGCAAATCATTCTTACTGCGGTGGCCGTAAGATGTACCTCGCTGCGCCCATTTTTTTTCCAATGCTCGCCTTCAACCAAATTGTTGAGCAAATGCTTTAGTTCAGCGGGCCCTAGTCCGAGCGTGGCCGTCAATCGCCGGATTATTTTTTTCTCAGAGTATTTGAAATCACGATCGGCCACGACTTCGCGGCTCTGAGTCCCATTTGTCATAAAATTTCCTCCCGAGAATATGAGTGCCGCTCGCTGCCGCCCGGCGGAGGCCCAATCCCCCCCCCTCCCGGCACCGCAGCCGCGGGCTCGATTTCGTTATGGGAATTATGGGACGGGGGAAGCTTTGGTCTAAGTGTCTCAGAATCAAGACAATCTGATTTTATATGACCTTCATTGTTTGATGTTATGGGCACATCAATGGCCTCACCGGCCCTCTCGCTTGGTGCCAGCAGCGAGCCATTTGCCCCGGAATTTTCGTCGTCCGAACGCATATCCGCCAGTGCCGCGGCCTCGATCACACGCGCGCTTACCGCCTTCTCTATGCGCTCAGTGAGCAGATGGAAATCACGAACAATGCTCGCTCCATCCCTGACCTCAACGCGCGCTGTCACACCCCCGGAAAGCAATTCCACTTTGTCCGTCGTCACGCCCATGGCAAGCGTAGCGTCTTTTGCGCTCATGCTCGGCGCGAGTTCAGCTAGGCGCTCAGCTGTTGATCGTTGCACCTCACGGAGGGTGCCGA